AGGTGATGCTATTCCGAGAGGGGCAGCAGGCGTTGGAGTGGTATCCTAATGGTAGGCCCATTCTTTCTGCGTCACAGAGTGGAACCACCGTTACAATGCGCGTCCGTGAACACGGGCTTGTGGCAGGCACATCTGTGGTGATTGCTGGTCTAACTGGTGGCACTCCAGCCAATGGAACATTTACGGTTCTTTCTGGCGCGGGTCTAACTCAAGACCAGTTCCAATATACCTTCACTACAAGTCAGACCCAGACCTTTGTGGTAACTGCCGCCACCATGACTGACGGATTCACCTTCTCTCCGGGCGGGGCTTACACTCAACCACAAGTATTTAACTCTAGCGGTAACCAAGTTTCGGTTTCTAATGGAGAGGTTTCCTTAAACCTTGGCGTATCCAATGATACAGTATTTGCTGGTGATGTTATTAGGGTTTACGAAAGCACGGTTCCAGAATTCTCTGCAATTGTTGGAAAAGACTTTCAAGTGTCGTCTGCAACGCTGACAAATATCAAATTCTTTGCGCCTGTGGCAAACATCACGGCAAGTGGTTCCACTGGTCAGATTGAGTTTGGTGGTAGGTTCAGCGAGGGTGGTGGGTTTATGCATCAACCGGGTGCGCCTTGGGGTGTTCACTTTCAACGCCGCCTGTGGGTTCCGTACTACTACGACCAGTCTGGGGCTTACAACGCAGTCACCTACACCGACCGCAAGATCACAGACGAGATTGCCGTATCCGACATTCTTGACACCACGACCTTTGACCAGATCGAAAACCAGTTTCGTATTTCTGGTGGTACTGCTGACTATGTGGTTGGGATGCATGGGTTCTACGACGATGCGTTGATTGTCCTCAACAGGAACAGCATCCACCAGATTAAGGGGACGCAGGGGACGCTTCTAGACACTAGGGTTACAGAACTAACCTCCGAGGTTGGCTGCTTAGCTCGCAAGTCTGTGGTCATGAGGGCCAACACCATGATGTTCCTGTCGGATGATGGGGTGTATGGTGTGGAGTTCCTTAACGATTACAACCTTCGCGGGGCCGAGGAGCCAATTTCCAAGAACATCCAGCCTTACATTGACAGGCTCAACAAGGATTTGTCCAACAAGTCAGTTGGAATCTTGTTTGATAACAGGTACTACCTTGCGGTTCCGCTGGATTCCGCTCCGGGCGTTAACGATGCTCGCGGGAACAACTCAATTTTGGTATACAACTTCCTAAATGGAGGCTGGGAGTCGCTAGATACCTTTGGTGACACTAGATTTTTGATCGAAGACCTTATTGTTGGTTCAGCGGGGGTTAGAAACAACCTATATGCTGTTACCGCTAACGGTGGATTGCACCAATTGGAGGCATTTGATGACTCAAATGACAACATCAGCGTGTCCAACACCAATGATGTCAAAACATCTGCACCAATTCTGTCCAAACTAATCACCCGTGGTTACGACCTTGAGACATTGGAGCGGAAAAGGTACACAGACTCGCAGATCAATATGCAGGGGTTGCCGAGCCAGAATTCTGAATACCTAATTGAGTTCGCCGCTGAAGACCCAGACAACTCATCGACTATTGGAACTACCACTCAATTCCTTGATGGACAAATCCTACAATCAATCAACCAAGAGGCTGAAACCGCAAGCATTAGGTGCAGGCTTGGTGGCATTAGGGGCTATACAGGAACCATGATCTTGACAAGGACACAGGGTTCAGCCAAGATAAACTCAATCAAAGTTGCTGGATCAGTAACAAATAGACAAATCATCTCACAGAAATAAGTTATGGGCGCGGTTAATACAACATACACCTTTACTGCTACTGACACGATCACTAGCACGAAGATGAATAACATCATCGACGAAACCGTGATGACTGGTGACGCTGTTCTTGGTGGATCTGGTGGAAGCGGTGGACTGGATATTGCGTCTGGCAAGTTGAGCATCTCTGCTAATGCCATCAACTCAAGCCGACTTGCGTCAAATTCGGTTACAACCATTGCCATTACCAATGGCAATGTTACCCCAGAGAAGTTGTCTACATACGCACCCACATGGTCAAGCGGAGTAACCACCGTGCAACCCGCATTAGAACTAGGCGGCGGCATTACAACCAATCAAAGTTCTTATATTGACTTTCATGCCGTTCCGGGGACTGATTATGAATCAAGAATAATTCGTGGGGATGGGGCAAATGGTAATTTTGCAATTGAAAATACAGGAACCGGGATTGTATCTATTGTTCATTATGGCGCGGGTGCGGTGACGCTTCAAACATCAGCCCAAGAACGCATGCGTATCACCGCAAGCGGGAATGTGGGGATTGGGACAGCAAATCCACAACAAAAGTTTGCTATAAACTCTAGCACAAACACATCATGTGGGATGATGCTAACAAACCAAGAGTCTTTGGTTGGATTTATTGGCAATTATGCAACTTGGTTTGGAACTGGTTCTGATAATTCGTTTTCAGTAGCGTCATATGGAGCGTTACCATTAGTTTTTGGAACTAACGCCGCAGAACGCATGCGCATTAGCTCAAGCGGGAATGTGGGGATTGGGATGAATAATCCAAGCACTAAACTTGATGTCAACGGAACCGTAACCGCAACCGCATTCTCTGGGCCTTTGACTGGCAATGTGACTGGCAATGCGTCATCCGCCTCAACCGTAAGCAACTCCGCTATTACCGCATCCAAGCTAGATGGCAACCAAAGTGGTCTTGCTCCGATTTTTGGTGTTAGAGCGTGGGTTAATTTTAACGGGACATCAGGTTCAGTTGCAATAAGACAAGATGGGAATGTTGATTCGGTTTCAAGAACTGGAACTGGGCAGTACACAATAAATCTCACTACACCGATGGATGACACAAGTTACGCAATTGTTGGGTTTGCTAGGGATGCTGGCACAAGCCCGGGAAATTACTTTGTATCTGCCGTATCTAACGGGACTAAAACAACATCATCATTTCAAATTCGCGTTCACTCTACTGGTGGCCTTGTAGATTCCCCAGAGATAAATATCATGGTGATTCGATGAACCAGCATTTAGCAAAAGCAATAGCAATATATGAACATTGATCTATCACACATCGACCCAGATGTACTCGCTACCTGTAGCGAGGTGGATAAGATTGAGTATGCGATGTGCAAATCTAATGAGAAGGTTGACCTGCCTTTAACTCATGTTTTTACGCCGGGGTTATACACCAGAACCATATTCATGCCTGCTGGTTCATTGGTGATGTCTGTTACTCACAACACAAAGCATCCGTTTGTAATAAGCTATGGAGAGGTTGATGTCATTACCCCAGATGGGCCAATTACCTATATTGCACCATACATGGGGGTAACTAACCCCGGAACCAAAAGGTTTTTGCATGTGAAACAAGACACCACATGGACTACATTTCACCCAAACCCAGAAAATATAACAGATCCAGACGAGATCGTAAAAACAGTTTCAGAAAAACTACACAATCCTTTGCTGGATGATGAAGACATGGCCCTAGCATGGAGCAAGAATGTATCTAGTTCTGTAACAATTAACGCAATTGACGATATGATTAAAATTGAAGAACATCCATTAAATCTTGAAAGCGGGGTGACACCATGAGTATGGCTGCTATTGGGATTGGCACAGCGGTTGTTGGGGCGGGAGCTTCAATTTATGGTGCAAGTCGAGCAGGAAAAGGTGGAGGCCCAGCTCCTGCTCCAGTTGATATATTCAAAAGAGGCACAAAGGGTGGCAAAAGCATTGCAGAAAAGCAACTAGCAGGAACCGTTGGGTACTACGGTAGTGCGCTTCCGAATTTTCTAGACCTTAACAAGCAGTATTCCCCAGAGTTCATTAAACAAGGCTTTGAGTTTGGTCAGCAAGGAGTGACTGGATTCCAAGGACTTCGTGATCTGGCTGCTGGTGGCGAATCGGATGCAATAGCTCGCCTTCGTGAAGCGGACTTGGGGACGATGACCGATCAGGCTGGAATGACCCGTGGACTCATGGAGTCACTTTCCCCAGAACAAGCGGCACAGGTCAAAAACATGCAAGATCTAGCAGGCCAAGCAGCGGGTGCTGAAGGGGCTTATGCTGGGCGCATGGGGGAGGCACTTGGGACATACGGGATTCGTCCGCAGACCTTCAACCCCACCATCCAAGCCGCAGAGCAAGATGCCGCAATGGCAAACCAAATGGCGCAAGAAGCCTATGCTCGTCGCGGCACGCTCTCTGCACAAGAACAACGCTTGGCACAACAGACAGCACGGGAGGCCGCACAATCGGCTGGAAGGCTGGGTGGCAATGCCGCAATTGCATCAGAGATCCAAAACCGTGAGTCAGCATTAGCTGGACGCAGGGCGCAAGCATCACAGGCTGGGCAACAGGCATTCGATCAACGCCAAAATCTTGCCAACCTAAGATTCCAAGAGCAACAAGCGTTGTTTAATCAAGGCATTACTGGCGCAACCACAACCGCAGACATGCAACAGGCTGGACTCAATCAGCTTCAAGACATTGAGAAGATGCGTGCGAATATGCGTAACGATGCTGGAACAGCGGCGACAAATGCTTACAATGCAGCAGGAGGATTCTACACCACTCCGGGTCTGAATCTACTTAACCAAACGCCACAGTCCTACACCGCTGGGACTAACATGGCAAACATTGGTCTTAACCTTGGTAACACAATGGGTGCTAACCTTGATTACAACCTTCCGCTTAACCTTGCACGAGAAATGGGTGGGGCGACGAATCAGCAAAATTCCGCAAACTATGCCATCAACGCTCAGAATGAAGCCAATAAAGCAGCAATGTGGAGCAACATTGGAAACTCCATGATAGGTGCTGGAATGAACATGGGTGGTGGTGGATTTAACTTTGGCGGTGGTGGTGGCGGTGCTGGAATGCAAACCGCACAAAGCCCTTGGGGAAATGTAAGATATAGCTACATCTAAAATTATGGCACTATACGGAGGACAAGTACAAACGGCTGGGTATCAAGCACCAAATTACAATCAAGTAATCCAAGCTAATGCGCTGGTAAACGCGCAGCAGCAGCAATCAATTTCCGATCTAACTGGGCAGGTTAAGGACTACTTCAAGCAGCAGGGGGAGAAAAAGAAGCTTGTCAAACAAAGCAGCCTTCAGATTGACGCTGCGCTCCAGTTGTTCCCAGATCTTGCTCCATCGCTTCAAAGCGCAAAAGAACGGATGCGTGATGAGAATATCCCACTTTCTGACCGTGCTGCAGAAGCTGAGGTGGTTGCAAACCTAATCAACATGGGTGTTGGTGAGATGCGGAATCGCTCCAACATGTCCATCCAGCAAGAACAAGCAATGGCTGAGGCCATTTACAAGCAACAAAAGCTTGGGATGGAGGAAAGGCGCACCAGGGCGACTGAGTTTAGTGCTGCGCAAGGCGCAAAACCAACATTTGATCTCAAAAAAGCAACCATTACTTCTCCAGATGGAGAGACATTTGAAATGGACATCCCTTACGATAAAGAGAAGGGAATGTTTTTTGACCCAGATGCTGGGAAGTACATTAAGGATATTAACAAGTGGGGATTTGGCGAGTCATCTTATGTTGATGGTGAGGCGATGCCGACTCCGACTTCTCAAAATGATATTATAGCACCATCTACTGCGTATAGTTTTGGAAAAGCTGTTGGTGGTCCAGATGAATTACAAGACAAGTGGACAAATAAAGGATATACATCAACTGGTCCCAATCTTGTTGAGGGTGTTGTTGCCGTAAATACCAATAAGTATCCACTTGGTACTATATTTAAGGATGCAGAAAGCGGAAAGGTCTATGTAGCCGCAGATCGACATGGAAACAAGGATTCAAGGGTGATTGATTTCTTCCAGAACCCAGAAAATTACACTGGTGGGAAGACAAACAAGAGACTTTCGATTATTGGGTCCATATCTAAAAACAAAATCCCTAAAACGAAGGAGGGTATGTCTCAATTGATTGAACAATATAGCAATGTGCCAGATTACAGCACAAGTTCAAACGCTTCTCAAATTGATGGTGCACTTTCCATGAGTGGAGACATGAGCCAACAGGCTATGGGGACTCCAGACCAACAGGCTGAAGTTGCCCGTATGATTGAAGAAGGTTCTGGAATGGCAACATCACAGGCCGCGCCAAGTGGAGCCATGCCGACTGAACCGAGAATGGCTCAGCCTCAACCAGCAGCCCAGCAAGCACCGCAATATCAAGTTCGTCCGGGATTTGTTCCAGTAGCTGGAGCAAAGCAACAAAAGGCAGTTAAGATTGTCAAAGGCCAAGAGGCCGAAGCGTTCGGTTTAGACCCGATGGGAACCTACAAGGTTCAAAGGAATCCAGATGGATCTCTAGCTGATGCACAGGTGATGTCTGCACCACCAACCGCAGAGCAAAAGCAAAAGGCAGAGCTGTCTCAAAGGGAGATGCAGCAATCAATGGCCGCAGCAAAGGATAAGTCTGATCGGTTTATCGCCGCATTAGAAAAATTAAAGTCGCACAAAGGATTTAGCCGTTTGTTTGGTGCTACATGGTTGTCTCCAAGCATCTCTGGAACCAAGGGTGCTGGAGCGAAGGCATTGTTTAGGCAAGTGGAGGCGATGGGTTTCATGGAGGCCATTAAGGATATGAAGGGCTTGGGTGCGCTTTCTGACTCTGAAGGAGCTAGGGCATCAATTGCATTTACTGGACTTGATCCAGATATGCCAGAAGAAGATGCCATTGCTCAAATCAACGAGGTGATTGATGTTGTCAAATTAGGTAAAGAGCGTATTACTGGCAACAAGCTAGTTAATCCCGATGGTTCCCCTCAAACCGCTCAAGACAAAGCAGCAGTTGAGGCAAACAACTACTTCCGAAGCCTAAATAAATAACCCTTCCCAAAATGCCATTCAATGTACCGCCCGACCAGCAGCCAGAGTTCAACAAAAAGGTCAAGGGAAGCCTTGAACTGCTGAATGCTGATGTAACTGATAAGCTTAGACAAATTGAGCTAGAATCAGCAGATTCGCTTGTCGAGGCGTACAACCAACCCATTTCAGAAGCGGAACTCACACAGGTTCCACCATCTGACATGGTGACGGTAGATCCTCAAATGGCACGGAGGATGGAGATTGATTCCCTGCGGATGCCAGACGGCACAATCTACCGCAATGCAAATGAGTTGTTTTCACAGCCACTTAATGCAGATCGGGCAAAAGCAGTTGGGCTGGTAGATACTGAAGGAAACGCCACACCTCGCGGAGAGCTTTTCTTCAACCTAAAGGAGTCTGGAGTATTCAACGAGGATGGGACGATCAACGAAAAGGGTCAGGCTTATCTTACTCCAATTGCTGACATTGGAAAAGAAGAGAATCTAAAAGCATTTCAGATTCTTTGGGATGATGAAGTCATAAGACCAAACGCAACCTTTGGAGAAATCGCAAGCAACACGGGTAAGTTTGTTGTTGATGCTGCGTTAGGAGGTGCAACAAGAATAGGCCAAGAAGCCCAATCGTTTTGGCACAACTCCCAAACATGGGATAGCGCACTTGGAAGAACTGATCTCAGACCTCAAGAATTGAGAGACAAAATGACCGCAAGCGGTCTTGGTCTCGTTGAGGGTGCTGTAGAAAACCTTGCGGGGTGGGCTGGAATCGCAGATATCGGCTCGGCTTGGATCGGTAAAAAGCTTTATGATGTTCTTCCTGATGGAATGGAAAACGAGGCAGAGCAAGCATTGTATGCTGCTCGTCAACGCCAATGGCAAACCCAACAAAACATCGTCAATTTAAGTACGGGTGAAATAGCAGAAGCTGTTCTTGGAATGGACAATGCTGTAGCTGAAGCTGAATCTGCAAAAAGCAGGATTGGTAAAGAGGAGTTTGACAAGCAATATGGTCAAACAAGCGCATTTTCACAACTGGCACTAGACCCAACTAATGCTATCCCAGCGTCCATTGCCGTAAAGGCTGCTAGAACAGCACCACTTGCAAACAGGGTGGCAATTACCGCACAAAAAAGAATGGCGAGTATTGCCGCTCAAGATTTGGCAATTGCTGAAGCGCAAACAGCTATCGAGGCGGCTAATGCTGTTTTGAAAAAAGAAGCCGCAACCGTGAGTGTTGCGAATCGTCTAGCTTTCGACATTTCCACGCGCGCAGGAGCAAGCCCAGAGTTGGTTGCTAGGGCTAACCAAGCATCTCAAGTTGCCAGCAGAATTTCTGATAGTGCCAACCAAATTAGGGCAACACTTCCAACCGTAACTACGGAATTGGAAAGTCTTGTCGCAAAGCGTAATAGCCTAGCCACTCGCATTCCAGAGGCGTACTCACAGAAGGTTCTGCAAACGATGGAGCTTGGAAGGCAGATGCGTTCCATGCCAGCAAAGGCAGTTGGCGCAACCTTGGAGCGTGTTGGTGATACAATTTCAAAGACTGACACGGCAGTCACAAACTTCCTGCAAGAGCGTGGTTTGGATCAAATGTACACAGCTGCCGTAGGCGCAGCCGGGGTAGTAGGTTTGGCTGGAAACCCAATCATTGGCGCACTGGGAGCTGGGGCGGCAGCACTCAAGACTGGCAAGGTTCTGTCCAACTACGGGAAGCTATTCCGTTATGTAGGAAAAGAGATGGAGAATGTTCGAGCTCAGATGCCATTCTGGAAGCGTGTGGCGAGACACACCGCACCCGGTTCCTTGAGTCGTGGATTTGCACACACATTCAACATGCTAGACCTAGGTGGTGTCACATCTGACACAATCCGCAGGGCTGGTCGTGGTATTGCCGCAGCCGCACCTACGGACTTGATGTTTGAGTACCTATCTGACGGTGCTGACATGCGTCCAGAGACCTTGTATCAAGCAGGTTCGGAGTCATTCTTTATTGGTGGTTCGTTTGCTGCTGGTGGTGGTGCATTCATGGGAACCAAGAAACGCATGCGTGAGCTTTCCATTGGTGATGAGATTAACTTTAGGCGTGATCTTACTGACCCGCGCCAGAAGGCATTGTTTGAGGCAATTCCCGCTGGAACACGCAGGGCTATTTCCACTTATGCAATTGCTAACCCTACCCTCAACTACACCTTTAAGGACTCTGGTGCTAGCAGGTACGACCCCAACACCAACACGGCAGTTATCAATGTTAATTCAACCAACCCGATCAAGGCACTGGTTGCACACGAAACACTCCACCACACAGTCATCAAGAACAACATGGAACCCGGCATCGCTGCCCTGTTCCTAGGTGACACCAAGAACAACACGGTTGGTGGATTGTTCCGTTCTAGGGATGGCAAGCTAGACCCTAATTTTGAGGCATTCCGCGATGGTTATTACAAGCGTCTTGGTGTCGAGGGCATGTCCAACGCCGAGAGAGATGCCATCTACCCGCTCGACAAGATTGCGGTGGAGTACTTCATCGAGAAGCACGCTGACCAGTACGCAGCAATGGCTGAAAGTGGTGAGCTTGGCGCGGTTGCCTCTAGTGGTGCTGCTGGGCGCAAGCTTGGATCAATCCTTGAGACCGTCCTGCCGAGGATTCCAGTCCTCAAAGACCTCCACTTCAAAAGTGGTGGGATGATCGACAAGAATGGTGCGTGGGTGACTGGAAACGGCATCCTAGACGCAGATGGAGTCAAGCGTGACCCAATCACTAGCAAGATGTTCCGCGACATGAACAGGCGCAGTGCCGGGCTTGTGCCGGGGCAATTTGACCCTCTCATGAGCGACAAGCCAGACTCTGGTGCGCCGATCCTTCTCAACCCATCTGACAGCATTGATGCCGAGCTTCTTCACCCGCTGGTGCAGGTTGACGATGCCAACAAGCCGATCATGAAGGACGGCAAGCCTGTGGCACTGGATAGGGCTACAGAGCTTTCGCGTGCGCTTGCAGGGCTTACTGCTGTCGAGGTGATGAGGAGGAAGAGGGCGGAGAACTATGCCCCAGAAAAGGGCGAGGCGCATGTGGACGACGAGGGGCAATTCCAGCCCGGATGGTTGTCCAACGATGTCATCACCGAGATGTTTGCCAAGAACAAGTACAACCCAGAGCAGAAGCGTATCATCCGCGAGATGAACAAGCTAATCCGCAAGGGTGCTGGTGATCGCGTGGTCATGATCAACTTCCCCGCTACTACCCGCAACAAGGCTGGGAAGGTGGTTTACAAGCCGCAGGGTGCTACTCTACGCGACACGGTTCCAGTCGCTGTCACCATCTCCAAGGACGGCAACTTGCTGTTCGGACTTATGTCCGTAACCAAGCTTCATGAGAATATCCAGAAACGCTCACAGGACAGGCGCGGCAAGAAGCTGTATGGTGGCAATGTGGATTTAATCCTGCGCGACACGCAGGCGATGATGGACTACCACAAGCAAGGCTTGGACAGCATTGAGTTTTTCAAGCAGAAATATGGAGCGGTCGAGGCCGATGAGCGCAAGAAGTTCATCAACACCATGTTCGGCCTGCTCAACAAGAAGGAGCAGGCAGTCCTCAACCCCATGCTTCTGGAGGATGGCATTAAGAGCAAGGACAATGTCTACCGCACCTACCGCGCAGATCGCGTTAGCAAGGCAGTCCCAATGGCCCCAGAGGAGTACGCAGCAATGCCGTTCAGCTACGAGGCAGTGAGCCAAGTCCGCATGCCAGAAGCCCAGCGAGCGATGCCAGAGGGTATCTCCCCAGAAGACCTCAACCCCGTAGCCAACGCACAGGAGGCTCAAGGACGATGGGCAGACGGCAAGCAGATGTTTGCTATCAACGAAATGGATGAGAAGCTGATTCCCATCACATCCAAGGCGATGCTGGAGTCGTATCCTGCGGATGCTATTGGGTGGATGGAGCCAGAGGCGCAAACCCGCTTCATGCCAGAGGGAGCAACTGAGCCGTGGCGTATGACTAAAAAGGAATTTTTCCATCCGCAAATTTCCCGTAAATTTATCCAAGCGGAATCAGCGAAAGATGGCACGATTATTGGCACTATTGGTGATGTGGTTCACGGAGAAAAAACAAGAGCTATTCTGTCACCAGTATTGGATGTTCCGATAATGATAATTAGAACTCCTGTTCAAGAAGGTAAGAAAATTGTTGCTGGAGATAAATACGATTTCGATGGGGCATCTGGAACATTCCAAGGGAAACCTACTATTTTCATTAACCCTAATAAACGCATGGTTGGCACGCTTTGGGAAGAAGCGGCTCATCAAATGCGAAGGGCTAAAGGACGCAATATTCGCAAGGCAGATATACGCAAAATTATTGATGATGATAGAGCCTTTGAGAATGAATATAAAAATGACCCAGAAGAGATTTCAGCTAAAAAGCTTTCAAATTATTTAGGATCTTTGGCTAGCAAAGAAAAAAGCCATAGGGAGATAGTTATGAATGCAGTTGAGGCCGGGTTACCTGTTCCTAAAAATGTTCTATCAGAGTATGGTGTTACAGAAAACCAGACTGGTCAGATGCGGTTTATGCCAGAGAAAGATGTGGATGGCGACAAGGGGGTTAGCGCACCAATTGGATCTTTGGGTGAACTCAGAAAGAATGTTGAGATTAAATCATCCAATTTGCCTACCGATACAAAAAGTGTTCCTAAGTTTGTTGCTCGAACTGGCAAGGATGATCCTTGGAAAGTAATGGATGGGCCGCTTAGAATTTTAAAAGGAAACTATCTAACCCCGTTGCCAAACATTAAGGTTGAGAAAACAAAAGACTTTTCGGTGCAGAATCAAGACCTGATAGGAAACGCATTAAGTGCTTCTCAAGCACCATCCAATGATCCTAAGGAGGTCAAAAAGCAACAGGTCGCAGCGGCAAATGTTTTGGATTCTTTGGAGAAAATCAATTCTGCCGTTCAAGATATAGAAAACGACCCGTTTAAGTTTGTAGATACTCGCGGGTATGCAGAAATAATGAAAAAATCTGGCGTAGCTGGAGATGTGTTAATTCCACCATCGTCATTAAGAATTATGTTAAATGACCCAGATGCCTTTGCCGCTTTGTTAAGCGGTGGTTATCATGGAGACAAAACAGTACCCGGCATTCGTGAATCTGCTATGTCTGGATTGGATGCTGTGGTTGAAATGCGAGACCTTATTAAAGGTAGACCACCAGAGTTAATTACAGCACTACACCACCTTTGGGGTACGCTATCTAAACAATTACCACCATTACAACAAGAAGCGTTGTGGATGAGAATGATTGTCAACAAAAAGGTCATGGATCAAATCAAGGCATCCATTGATGGCACATTTAACTTAACTCCAGACCAATGGAAAAACATCGTTTCTAGTGCTAGGACAGAAACCGTTGGCACATACGGGAAGCTGGGTGAGAACGCTACATCTAATGCTAATAGCTTCTACTTGATGCTAAGTAAACACAATGGAAGATGGAATGAGGTTTCAGATGTTTATCAAAATAGCGATCCAGTAAAAATGCGATACGCATTTAACACGCTTGGTCACGGTGCAACTGGCATTAAGAATAAGGTGCAAAGCTTTATTGGACTTACATTTGGCATTAAGGGAAATGTGCTAGATAGATGGAGGTTTGTTGACATGTATCTCGATGATGCAATGAAGTTAACTGGAGCAAAAACACCAAGAGAATACTTCAAATACGAAGGCAAATCCAAAAATGTTCCAGTTGATAAAATTGGAATTTACAAAAACTATGGAACTTTAGAAAATAACCAGTCATTGTTTAGCTTGATGCTGTATTCTGCAATGGATAGAGTTTCTCAAATTGCGATTGATTCGTCTCCCGCAATGCAGAAATTGCTTGGAAATCACGCCGACCCCGGTGGGTTGCATTGGTTGTCTTGGAATGCCATTAAGAACGAGGCAGTTGGTCATTCATCCCTTGACATTACCAAGAACTTCATAAAAAAATACGCCAGTGATGGTGACTTTTCTAAACTAACCTCTGACAACTTCTTGAAGTTTGTAAACAATACTGAGGCTTTTGTTGAGGGTACATCTGGTGCTGGAGATGAAATTACTCGATTGACTTTGAGTAATGGTGTGTTTAACTATTCAAAACGATGAACTTATTCCCCGGAGATTTTACCGACGACATTGATGACTCTTCTGAAATTATTCAGTTAATGATTGAAGAGGCAGAGAAAAACCTTAAACGCAAACTCACCGACAAAGAAAAAAGCGACATCATCAAGTCTATTCGCAATCCGAAATAACCAATGAGCGAGAAACTAACCGCAGAACCAGATCAGGAATGGTTCGCAGAGGTCATGCGTCGAGCCGAGGAGCACGGCAACAGGCAGCGTGTGGAGTTCTGGAACCCACAGGCGGCGGCAAAGTGTCTATGGCTACTGGCGCAGGGGAAGAGCATCAAAAGCACCTCCGAGATCACCGGGCTTGCCCGTGACACCGTGCGGTCGCTCATGTGGCGGCATTCTGACACTCTGGAGACGAAGCGGAAGGAGTTCAGCCAGAAATATGCGATGGCTGCTGAAACCTACACCGACTTGCTGTTCGCGAAGGCAGACCAGTTGTCCGACGATCCCGAACAACTCAAGAACATCTCCCCCGACCGACTGGCGATCACCGTGGGAGTTTTAACGGACAAGTCCATGCAACTCTCTGGCATGGCTACTGCGGTCGTGGAACACAGGCAGGGTGCATCTATCGACGATGCCGCCAAGATGATCGCAGAGGCTAAATCTCGCATCGCTAGCAAGGTGAAGGCGAAGGCAGTCGAGGCTGAAATAATCCAATGATACAAGAACCAGAATCCAGACACGCAGACCACCTCAAGGACGGTGGCAACCTCGTTCGCCACTACATGGTCGAGCATGACGGCGTTCAGCACAAGTGCCACACGCTATCCTACGCCTCGTACTTGGCCGAGAAGTTCAACGCCAAGGTTTGGAATGTGGTGCTGG